CATCGTGCGCTGAACCAAGCATCCCGAGTATCTTGACCATAAGCTCTAAACCGGTGGTGGCCTTTTGTCTGCGCACTCCCGAGCGTTGGTCCGCGCGATCATTCGACCGTTGTCGTGAATGTGCTCCAGCTCTGGCCTTTGCTTCTTCCTTTTTCTGTTCTGATTTTCTCTTCGCAACAGAAGCCCATTCGAACGTCACCCGGTCGTCGTCGTCAACGAGTTTAAGTCTGATGACTAAACCGGCATCTTGGAGCTTGGCGAGTGCGCGCCGTGTCGATACCAACATGGATTTTGTCGGGTCATCGCCGGGCGAAAGGGCGGCCCCGTAAACAAAGCACGCAATCTCGACAACCGATAGGGTTGGCCATTTTCGAGACAGGCAATCGAGAATTGCGCGTTGAACATTTCCGGGGCCGCGCGACATTCAAAATCCTAAGTGTTATTGAGTAGCCGAGAGCATAACACTTAAATATTCGCCGGCGTCAATGAGCTTCTGGATGGATCGACATGGGCCAGATGTTCGCCTCTTCGCCGAGCGCGATCTTCACCTCATCAGTATCGATGCCAGTTATTGCCGCGATGGCGTTCACTGCCGCGCGGTATTGTTCGGTCGGAATATAGATCTCAGCCATTGGTGTGATGCTTCCTTGCCCTGCGGGTGATGCCGCGCATCCTGATTCGCAGGTCGGTTGAATCGTGGCAAGCCGGGCCGGTTCGGGTAAACCGAATAGTCAGTCGTTACTGACTGCACATTGCGAGTCAGGTCAAAGGGTTGGCCGGGTCAGATTTATTTTGATCAGTCGCCACTTACTACCAGTTCGTTTTGAATACGGCGATCTCACGTTCTATCGTGGCAGGGTTGAACCCACCCCGGAGCATCAGGCGCTTGTCGAGTGCTCTCATTTCGAACAGTGACTGCGACATGCCATCGGGATCGAGGCGTGCTGCCGTCAGATTCTTGTCCCGTAGTGCGCGATCGAACGCACACTTCTCCGACAACACCGCTTCCATGTAATCGCAATAGGCGTGCTCTCGCACGCCTTGAAGAGCGGCCCGCGCCCTTGCGTCATACGGAATGAAGACTTCCGGGCAGATCACCAACGCGAGTTTTGACAATAGGGATGTCGGACGCTTGCCATTGCCGACCGATGTCGCGCGTTGGCTAAGATGTTCGACGACAGCGTATGTCTGCCGCGTGGGTTTAACTGTCGGATCGATCTCTTTGAGTGCTGGAATGGCGTGATCGTTGAGGAAGGTGAGCAACGATTCGCGATGCCTCAGGGGATTTCCCCTTGCGAGCATCCAATAATTTAAGAAGCGCGTGAGATTCGCCATTCCCAAGCTGCCGACCGTCTGGAACGTTTCCCACTGCGTGCGTTCCCGTTGGTGCCAATTCGCAATTGCAACTTTTGCGGCGAGTTCGTCGTGGTCCATTTGCATTACCCCCCCCCAACGTAAACGTCTTTTAGATCGCCCTCATGATCCGGCGGATCTCAGCATACACCCATTCAGCGTCCCGGCGTAGCCGCTGGTTGATCGTGAAGGTGCGAGGGCCGATGATCTTGGCGACCGCACGCTGATTGCGGAAGCAGTAGGTGGCCCAGCCGTCGCTATAGAGCCGTCTAAACCGAAGCTGCTTGTGCTTGCCCGGACCCTCCCACTCGCCCCAAGCGACCTTCATGGCTTCCCTGATCTTCGAGAGCACCGGAAGGTTAACCGCTGGCGACAGGAAAGCGCCCTGAATGTGAAGCCGACGGTCACGGGTAATATCGATCGCGAACCAGTAGGGAAGGGTGACGCCCGGAAGCAACCGCTTCAGCTCCAGGTCGAAAGAGCGCTTGAGCGGGTCAAGGAAGCCCGTGGGTGAGTCTTTGGCATTGGCGATGGCATCCGGTGTCAGATTGAAGGTGAACGCCACAGCGGGCGTCTCTGCGATCAGTAGGGCTACGGTCGCGGCCACGGCTGTCATGTCGTCACCCGTAAGGGACCAAACGGGGATCAGGTTGTCGTTCGCGGGTGTGGGCGGCGCGCCCGCTTTTGTAGAGCCTGAAGGGGTTGAGGCAGCTGCTATAGGGGTAGTTAGAAGGGGTGTGGGGTGACCAACTGAAGATGTATAAGCGGGCGGAACGCCGCCAACGCGGAAACTCCGCATTTTACCGATGGTTTTTGCGTCGTTCGCGGGGGATCGCCGGTCACGGGCCGAAACACTTTTCGACCGCGCGGCTAGAACATTTTTCGACCGTTCGGTCATCGGGCCGGACCATCAGCGGGCGTGTTCAGCGTGCGCATGATCTGGTCGATCTGCCATGAATCGAACGGCCCGTGCGCCCGCACCAGTTCCCGAACTGCCGCAGCCAGAGCCGCAGCCTTCGTGTTGGCGAGTTCAATCGCGGCCTCTTCGGCGGGGGGCAGATCGTCGAAGGCGTCGATCGCAGCCAGGACGGATTCGTCCGACTCTTCGGTCGGCGCTCTGTCTATAGCCGCTTGAAGTTCGGCCTCAAAGTTGAGGTCGTCTTCAATTATTTTGAGATTTTCCGCGCATTCGGGGTCGGATTTGCTATACTGAGATTTGAGATCGGGCTTTCGATTAAGCAACGGCAAGTTCGTTCTCCTTGATATCAGCCTCCCTGTTCGCCGCAGGGGGGCTGTTTCGTTATGGGCGTGGTGGTGGCGAGAGGTCTCCGAAGGGTTGTCATCGCAATATAGCGCCGCGATGCCCAATTACTGGCTTATTGTCGAAATATTCCACCGGGCCGCATTTGGTTTCGTAACTCAGCGCCGACCATCGCCTGCATTGATTCATTGATTTGCTTGGCAATGTTCGCGCCCATTTCGGCGTGTTGTGCCGGTGTTGCGCCGGGCTGGCCCTGAACGTTGACGGCGATCGACGGCGAGATATGCGTGGTCTGGCCGCCAATCTGTGTCGTGCTGGGCATACTCGGAACATTCGACACAAGGCCGCCGTCGGCAAAGCCGCGTAGGCTCCCGCTGTTGATCGAATGAAGCAACGCTTGATGCTTCGCGGTCGAAGCGGCGTTGACGATGAATTCGCCGTTGCTGGCAGCGATCGGGATCGAATCCGAACGGCCAGTGCCGGGGCCGCTGATCATGCCGCCGTCTGCGAACTTCGGCATAGAGTAGTCGCCGACCATGACGCTTGACGCGGCGCTGCCTGAGCCCAGACTAATACCGCCGCCGAACGATCCTTGCAGCCCGCGCATGATTGGTCCAACAATCAGCATTTTGACGATCATTTGATCGATGGATTGGATAATGCTGCGACTCATGGCGTAAAAGCCCGCGCTCGTCGCGCGCCCGGTCATCATCATATTTGTTAACGGGGTCGTTACGCTGTTCGCGATTGAACCGGAAACCGACTTGAGCGCATCGTTCACGCGCATGGCGGATGCCTCAACGCTGTTCAGCGCCGTGCTTACGTCAGGATATATCGTCTTGAGCTTCTCCGCGATCGCCGCGTCTTCAGGACTGAGCAGCGCAATATCGCCGCCGGACTTGATGCTTTCGTGGATCTTGGCCTTTTCCGACGCCGCCGTGGCCTGCATCATGGCGTCGGCTTCTTTTTCGATCGCCGCGCGCTGCTTATCGGTCACAGCGATGTTTTCCATCCCGGCGGCGGTGTTGGCTCGCTTCGCTGCTTCCTCCAGAGACGCGACTGTCTTGGCGCGCTCCCGTGCGGCGGTGGTTTCCGCGATCGTCGCGGTTTCGGCCTTCAGGGCCGCGATGCGCTTGTCAGTCGAGTCGATCGCCACGTCGAACGGGTCGCGTTCCGCCTTGGTGGTATCCTTGGGGTTGGGGTCTTTCGACGTATCACCCCGGACCGCTGATTGAACGGTGGTCGCTTCGTGCATTCCCCGCGTCACATTCGCGTGGTTCTGCAACGCCGCCCGTAGCTTGTTTGTGGCGTCAACCTGGGCCATGGCGACCGGGTCGCTGGTTATGCCGAGCGAGTCTTCAGATGCCTTCCGGCCTTCCGGCGTCGTGGTGTTGTCCGTGATCAATTTCCAGATCGAAGCGCCGCCGATGCTTTTGGCAAACCAATCCGGAACCTGATGCAGCGCCTTGTAAAGATCGGTCGCGCTGCCGACGGCAGCGGCCATGTATTCGGTGATCGAAACCCAAGACGCCTCATAGTTCATGCCCAGACTGGCAAGGTCTTCCTGAATCGGCTTCCACTTGTCGGCTAGAACCTTCTGCGCCGCCTCCATTTGGTTCTTAAGTTCGACGGCGCGGCCAATATCTTCCGGGGAAATGATCTCAGATTTGCTGATGGCGTCGGCGCGCTTCAGCATTTCGTCAAGGTAGCCGGCATCAGCTTTCAACGCCGTCGTGATTTGCGGGCCGAATGCCTTTGCCGCTATGTCGAGGGCGGCAAGCCGCTCGCCCTTCTGCATCGCCTGATCAATCAGGCTGACGATGGCGCGGAACTTCTCTTCGGTGCCGTTCGCAGATGCCAGCGAGCCAACCCCGGTGTTTCCGGCGAGGTTGCCGACCTTCTGCAATTCTTCAATGCGGTTCTGAAGGTCACTGCCGCCCAGCTTTTCCGACGTGGCTTCGTTCAGCTTGGAAAATGCCGAAGTCAGGTCTTCAACGGACAGCTTGGCAACGCCAGCGGATTTCACGATTCGCTGATAGAAGTCCGTCGATACGGTCACTGAGTTGCCGGCGATGGCGTTGTAATCTTCGATCTTCTGCTTTGCGAGATCGGTCGCATAGGCCATCAGTTTGAACGTATCGGCTACAGCGGTGATGCCGAGTGCAATCGGGCCTAAGATAGAGAGCACACTGCCGAAGGCCAGCGTTGCCGCGCCAGCCGCGCCCTGAGAGGCGAGAAACCCGGCGTTCATCTTGATGACTTGCGCCGTGATGGCGCGCGTTGCCGATCCGACAAGAGCGGACGTTTCGCCCATCGATTTCTTGAAGTCATCAAGGCCAGTGGCCCGGATCGGAATGTTAAGCGCTGGCGATGTCATTGGACGCTCCTACGAACAGAGCGCCAATGATTTCGAAGGCGATCAAGGCGAGGGGGGCGATGGGCTTGCCGCGAACATGATCGTTCAACAGCGCGGTTGCTTCTGGCCTCGTTTTGCCCCCGCCGATAAGGCCCAGCTCTATGACTCGCTCGCAGTCATCTAGCGAATAGGTGCCGTCATGGAACCGTGCGAGGCAAGCCGCCGGCGTTGCGCCATTGGGGCCGGGGAGGCCGCGAATGGATAGGACATTCCAAACCCAAGGGTGAGCCAGGTTGAATTTGTGAGTGCCGCCCGGCCAATTGATTTCGCGGGCGGTATGATTGTCAGGCATTGTCTAGAACCTCATTTACTGCGTCTGTGATAGCTTGCTGGATGTCATCCTGCATGGCGTTGTAGGTCGGATAGAAGAACGGTCGTGCTGCCTGATGCGAGGAACCGAATTCGAAGGCTTCGGCATAGTCGTAAGGAACGCCGCTGCTGTCGCGAACGTCTTTCGTCGTCAGGTCGCCGCCGGCTTGAACAAAAACCTCAAGGTCATTGTCGCCCGCAACCACGGTGCATGACTCTTCAAGGTCGCCGGTTTCGTCGGACTGTTCCAAGCTTTGCAGCGCCGCGCGCTGGGCATCGGAAAGCATCTGAGCTTGCTCGCGAATGACGGCGACAAGCGGCTCAAGCAGCTTGTCCGGCAAGCTGTTGTGGTAGTCCTGTAGCTCTTGATCGTCGTCGGCCATCAGTTCCAAACCAGCATTTCGGGCGTCACGGCGGGGTTGCTGTAGAACGAGCGCTGATCCTCGCCCGTGGCGGAGCGCGATAGCGCCATCCAAGTTGCGACCGCGCCGTCAATGCGATCGGTGCTCTTGCCTTTGTGCATGACGCGGTTGCCCGCGCTATCGGTGTGAATGGCGATGTTCGAAAAACACCAGCGCAAGACGGGGTGTCCGCCGTGCTGGAATTTCCGGCCGACTATGGCCCGCTCAAGCTCATTGAGGGCAGGGGACTGTGTAATCCACCCCTGCCTCATGGTCATGACGGGAAAGCCCGCTTCAAGCAGCGGGGCCATGACGCCTTGGGCATAGGCCACGTCAAAAGCGATTTCTTGGACCTGATAGAGGTCGTAAAGGTCGCGGATGCACTGTTCCACTGCCCGGTAGTCGATGACGTTGCCGGGTGTTGGCGTGATCAGCCCGTCTTTGCCCCATTGGACATAGGGAACACCGTCGCGCTCCGAACGGGCGCGAAGGTTGTCAGCCGGGCAAAAGAAATGCGGAATGACAATGAAGCGGTCATCGATCCGAAAGCAGGCGACCACGGCGGTTAAGTCCGTTGTCGTGCTCATATCGACGCCAATCCAGCATGGCTGGCCGACAAGGGCCTCAAGATCGATGGGGTCGCAGCCCGCGTCATAGGTCGCCATATCGACGAAGGGATCAGTCGATTGGTCCAGCCAGATATTCAAATTGAGCTGGCGAAAGCTTTCCCGATCGCCGGGCCGGTTCGCGGCTTCCCGCGCGAACTGGCGAAGGCCAGCCAGATCGGGGTAGCCGTGCTTGAGTCCAGGGTTTACGCGGTGCCAGATTTCCTCATCGCGCCAGTCGCAATCCGTAGGCGCTTCGAACAAGATCGGGAGTGTCGCGGGGTCATCGATTTCACCAAGCGCGACCTTGCGCGCATAAGCGTATTGATCATGCGCGATGTTTTCCTGCCCGCGCCCGGCAGTCGTGGTGATCACGTTCAGGGAGCCGGCAGTTTTGAGCAGCCCGGTCTTGAGCGCTTCCCATAAATCCCTTTTCGGCCAAGCGTGGATCTCATCC